ATGCGCTACCGGGTCGCCGGCTGGCGTCAGCAGGATGGCTCGCTATGGCGGCCTAATCAGATGGTATCAATTGTTGACGGCATCATGAAGGCCAAACCGTCTTTATTAATTTCAGAGTGCATTTATACGCTGGACGATTCCGGTATGGTGACTGAGCTGGTTGTGATCCCGCCGTCCGCATTTTTAACCGATCCGGAAAAACAAGCCAAGGCCGCCAAGCGCAAGAAAAGCAAGAAAGGCCCCGATACCTCATGGGTGGATTGATATGAGTATAGCAAAAGCAGTCAAGCCGCTGGCTGATCGCATCAGCAACATGCTGGCTAGGGGCGTGGTCACGCTGGTCAACTCGGCTGGAAAAATGCAGCTGCTGCAAGTGGCGCTGCTGGCCGATGAAACCAAGGACACGGTCGAGCATTTTGAAGCGTTTGGCTATACCAGCAACCCGATGCCAGGGGCTGAAGTCCTGGTTGTATTTGTCGAGGGCGACCGTTCACACGGCGTGGTTCTGGCGGCAACTGACCGACGCTACCGGCCGCAGAATTTGCTAAGCGGCGAGTCGGCTGTTTATAACGCGCACAGCATGTCGATCAAGTTAACTAAAGATGGCATCGTGATTGCTGGGGGAGGCAAGCCGATCACGATATCCGGCGCCCCGACTGTGACTGTGACCGGCGGTGATGTGATCGCCGATGGCATTAGTCTGAAAACGCACAAGCACGGCGGCGTCACGGCTGGCGCTGCGCAGACGGGTGTGCCGGTATGATGCCTTTAACCTTAGTCATTGACGGCGTTGCGGTCAAAGCTTCGGACGTTACCGAAGATTTGCCGCGTGGCGTGCTTATATCACTGTTCACATGGCGGCGGGCCAATCCGGATGATGAGTTGCCAGGCACAAATAAGTACGGCTGGTGGGGCGATACCTATCCGCAAATCCAAAACGACCGTATCGGCTCGCGGCTGTGGTTGTTATCGCGGGCAAAACTGACCACTGAAACCGTTTTAAAGGTCAAGGAATATGCCGAAGAGTCTTTGCAATGGCTGATCGATGATGGCGTGGCGGCAGCGGTTCAGGTTCAGTCCGAGCGTCAGGAGCTGGACAGGCTGGCGCTTGGCGTCAAGATCGTCCGTGGCGACGGTACCAGTTTAAATATCCGATTTTCCAACGTGTGGGATTACCTGAATGGCATTTAACCGACCCTCCTTACTGGATCTGATTAACCGCACCCGCAACGATATTGTCTCGCGGCTGCCTGGCAGCGACATTTTGCGCCGCCACAATGCCGAGGTTTACGCACGGGCTTTATCGGGTACCGCGCACGGTCTGTATGGTTTTATCGACTGGCTGTCCCGTCAGCTGATTTACGACACTGCCGAGGGTGCCTGGCTTGAGCGCTGGGCATCCATCTGGGGCATTACCCGCAAGGCGGCCGCCAGTGCGTCCGGGTCGGTCACGTTTACCGGTTCCAATGGTGCTCCAATCCCGTCGGGCACAGTGCTGTCCGCTTACGATAACGTGCTGTATGCAACGTCAGCCGATGGCACAATTGCCAGTGGTTCTGCGGTGGTTGCCGTGTCGGCGTCTAGCGCCGGAGTTTCAGGAAACCGGGCGACCGGACAAACTTTCACATTGCAAGCGCCGATATCGGGCATTACTGCCAGCGCAGTGGCGGGCGCCATGACCGGCGGTGCGGACATTGAAAACGACGACAGCCTCCGAAGCCGTCTGCTGGCTCGCATCAAGCAGCCGCCGCAAGGTGGTTGTAAGGCCGATTATTCGGCCTGGGCGCTGGCAGTCGCTGGCGTTACTCGGGCTTGGGTTTATCCGTTAGAGCTGGGCGCAGGCACGGTGACAGTGCGTTTTATGATGGATGGCACTTACGCCGGCGGCATCCCGCTGGCTGGTGATGTGGCGGCGGTGGCGGCTCATATTGACCCGCTCAGGCCAGTGACGGCGGCTGTGACGGTGGTAGCTCCGGTTGCGGTGCCTCTCAATTTCACGATTTCTGGATTAAGCCCGTCAACGGTGGCTGTAAAAGCAGCGATCACGCAAGCCTTGACTGACCTGATTGCCCGAGAAGCTACGCCAGGCGGCACGATCTATTTAAGTCATATTAATGAAGCCATCAGCGGTGCGGCCGGCGAGTTCGATCATGTGCTGACAGTGCCATCCGCTAACGTCACCAACACGACCGGCAACATCAGTACCATGGGGACGATTACATGGGTTTAGTCGCAGCCGATTATTTGCGGGCATTGAAAGCGCTGCTGCCGTTCGGGCCGGCGTGGGATCTGGACGATGACTCGATTGCCTCAAAACAGCTGGATGCCTGGGCTCAGGAATTTGCCCGCATTCAGGGTCGCGCCGATGCGCTGGGCGAGGATGCCGATCCGCGCATTACGTATGAGCTGCTGGTCGATTATGAGCGCATTTTCGGTCTGCCGACGGACTGCATGGCTGGCATTTCGCAATCCTTGGAGCAACGGCATAATGCGTTGATCGCTCAAATGACCAGTCGTGGCGGTCAGTCCCGCGCATATTTTATCGCTTTGGCGTTATCAGCCGGTTTTACAATCACAATTACAGAATTTCGTCCGTTCACGGTGGGTATGACAGTAGCCGATCCGATCTATGGTGATGCTTGGGCTTATGCCTGGCAGGTCAATGCGTCGCTGAACACAGTCACCCATTTTCTTGTCACCAGTGGCGTCGATGAAGCGCTGTCGGGCTGGGGCAATAACTTTCTCGAATGTCTAATGAGCCGGTTTAAGCCGGCGCACACCATCGTACTTTTTGCATATTCATAGGTAAAACATGGAAACTAGAAATTATCAATCGGGTGCCGCCGCGTCCCCGCCTTCTGCGCCGGCTTCGCCCAGTAATGGTTATCCTACCAATGGCAACCCTTTAACGGCAACACCGGCAACTTTGCCTGGTGAGTACTGGTTTTACAAAATCGGCGAGGAATTGCGGGCGCTGATCGTTGATTCCGGATTAACGCCCAGTGATTCCGATTTAGCGCAAGTTGCCAAGGCGGTGCAGTCTGGAGGAATAGTCTTGGGTACTGGTGGCGGCACAGCCGACGCAATCACGTCGAGTTTTTCCCCAGTTGTCGCCGCCCTGAAAAACGGAATGCGTTTAATTGTCCGTGCAGCTGCGGCGAATGCAACGTCGACTCCGACATTTACGCCGAATAGTGGGGTAGTGACAGCAAAAACTATCGTTAAGGGCCACGGTCTGGCGCTGGTGCCGGGCGACATTTCCGGAGCAGCGCATTGGCTGGAGTTGCTGTACGACAGCACGTTGGATAAATGGGTTTTACTGAATCCGGCTACCAGCGTATCGCCGAACAGGCCTGTTTTTCATGCGCGTGACGAGAAAACGACGGGGACGGCTGGAGGGACTAGCATATCCGGTTCTCAGGTTCGTACGCTGAACACGGTCGTGAAAAATACTATTCCTGGCGCGTCATTATCATCAAATAATATCACGTTGCCAGCGGGCACGTACCAGGTGTATGCCCGATGCCCGCAAATTGGGGAAAACCCTCATCAGAGTTTTTTGCAAAATGTCACGGATACGGCGACGCTCTTTATCGGCAGCAGCGAGGACGGTTATGCAAACGGCACAACGCAATCGTTTATCAATGGCTATTTCACGCTGGCGGCGACAAAGGTGATTAATTTGCAGCATTTTATTTTGGGGGGCACGGCAACGTGGGGGCTGGGTAACTCGTCAGGCAGCGGAATTACCGAAATTTATGCGGAAATAATGATCTGGAAGGAGCAGTAACATGAAATATGTAATATTGGATGGAAGCGGTAACGAAATTCAATGGGTTAACGATGACACAATTAACGAGTTGCCCGATAATGCCCGCGAATTGACTGATGATGAGTGGCATGACAGGAAAGCCGCGACATCGGTAGAAATTATTGCGGCGGCGAAATTGCGTGCGGAACAGCGCATTGATAGAGACCGTAATTCCGCGATTGAGCTGCCGATCATATCCAATGCGCTCGGTGCTCCGCATACTTACAGCGCGCGTGCTGAAAACCGGAATTTTTTGAATAATCTCATTACTCTGGGTAACGGTGGAAAATTCACCTGCGTTGATGCTGATGGGGTTAAGGCTAGAAGGTTGCACACGCAAGCGCAATTGCTGGCCTTGGCTGGTGATTTTGAGGCGCATATCTCAGCACAGTTTGATCACGCTGAACTCAAGCTTGCTGAGATCGCTGGCGTGTCAGCATTGCAATCACCAACTCAAGCGGACTATGACTCGGTTGTTTGGTAATTGCGAATTCACTGCTTTTCTTTCCCCAAAATAAAATCATAAGTATATGATATGATTGCATTTAAAAATATGGAAAACACGTCTAAAAATTTTATTTAAAATGGTGTAAGCGTTTGAAAGATAAAGAAAAAATAAGAGTTCTTTTTGTTTGCATGGGCAGCATATAAGCATCAATTATTTTCTTTAAAATTCAATAGCTTGAAACGCTCCCCAAAATCCCCCCAAAATCCCCCCAAAATAAGCGCGCAAAAACAGCTCTATTTCAGGGCGATTTCTTGCCATTCTGCGCCTCTGACATCGTGATAAACGGCGGTCATTTTTGCTGATTTATGGCCCAGTAAAAGCTGGGTGTTGATGCCTTGCTCGTGGTACAACCGTTCCGATAATGAGCGTTGCTCGTGGAAGGTGGGCGGGTTTTTTCCTTCCCAAGTAAGCCTTGATAATTCACGGGCTCTTTTGAATCCTCGGCTGATGGTGTTCATGTGCACCGGATCGCCTGGCGAATGTTTGGTATTGCTGTCATGGTGGTGGATCAGTCGCTTTGACAGCACGGCATTTTTGCGGCAGTTGGTGATGACGTCGCCCAGGCTTAGGTTTAGCCGGTCCAGTTTGAGTCCCAGCGGAATGCGGAGCAGGGCACCGGTTTTTTGCTGGACGACGTGGAAAAAGTCGCCGTCAACGTACGGGTAGGGCTTGATTGGGTGCGGCTGGCGTTGCTTGAAAGCCAGATAGGCTGCGTCCCAGTCGCTGCCTTTTTTGAATTGCGCCAGGCTGATGTCTTCAAGCCGTTGGGCGGTCAGCAAGGCCAGCTGCATGGCGTTTTTGACGAAAGGCTGCAAGGTTTCTGCCGCTTGGCGGATTTCCTGCCAGTCCTCGAATGACAATCGAGCCCGTTTGATGTACACGGTTTTGTTCTTGGTCAGCACGACCGGATTGCTGTCCACTTCGCCGGCCTGAATGGCTTCTGAGAAGATATCGATCAGGATCGAGCGCATGGATTGCGCCATGCGATTTTTTTCCTGATCACGCATGGCGTTGAGCACAGTCGATACGTCTTTGACGGTGATGTTCTTGATGCCCAGGCCGGTCAATGAGATGGCCCATTGTTTGGCAACATAGCAGCGGTGCTTGTGGGTATTTTTCTTGATCTCGCCGGTCTGTAGGCGCTCGTCCTGTATTTTCAGGTATTCATTAATCCATAATTCAAATTTGATGCCGCTGATTTTGATGGTCGGCTGCTGCATCAGGATACTGTCTTCTTTGAGCTGCGCTAGCTGCGCGTAGATCGCGGCGTTGAGTTGCTTGGCCCGGGTCTTTGCGGTTTCTTCATCAGAGCCCAGTCCACGAAAGCGGCCGTCGCGCGGGTCTTTGTACTGGAAGTTGACTCGCTGCGTGCGCTTGTCCAGCTTCCGGTAAAGATTCGGGATTTTGCCCAGGTCGCGGTTTTTGTGGGTTCGGTCTCGTGGTGCCATTATTTAATGCCTACTAATATTGATGGCGGTTGCATAATATGACCCTGTGTAGGCCGCCATAAATGCAGACAATATGGATAATTGTTGATGTATTGGCTCTTCGGTGGGTGATACTGCACGATGCAGTCTTCTTCATCCCAAAATAATTCTTTTATAAAACACATTTCTTCCCAGTTTGGACATCTGTGCTTCAGTGATACTGAAACGTGCTCCCATCCCATCCCATCTGATGCAATGCAAGTTAGCGGATGTTTAATCTTAAGGCTTTTAATGATGAATGCGCCGTTATTTCCATGTGTTGAGTCGCTTCCGAAAGAACCGTTTTTAACTCGATATTGTTCAGGAACGTGAAATGTCATGCCTAATCTCTCTAGATAAATAGGGTACGCACTGCGTACCCTATGTTGTTTTATTTTGTGCAAAAATCGCTGTCAGCGCCTGCCGCGGCCGTACCATTCCATGCCGGTGCTGGATTCAATCTCGTGAATTGCTTCTAGGGATTGCTGCTGAATGATGCCCAGTGTGGCTAGGCTGCTGGTTAACTTCCATAGTTCGTCGCGGTGGACGACCACCAGTTTGCTGTCTGGAAGGTCGATATGCTGGATAAACTCGACCAGCTTTTGGCCGGTCAGGTCGCCGCCGAATTTCCTGATGGCTTCGCGCAGCTGCTTCTTGATGTGTTCGTATTGGCGCAGGCTCAGTTCCTGAGCGCGTCGTTCGATGGCGGCTTCGACTTCGCGCGTGAGGTCTGGCAGTTGTTTCAGGCCGTATTGGGGCCGGTGCACTTCTTCGGCCAGCTTGTTGAAGGCGTTGATGTAGGACTCTTTCCATTGAGCCGCTTGCTTGCCGGTGAAGCCCATGGCCAGAAAGGTGAAGCCGTCGCGGGTGATTTCATAGGAGGGCCGTTTTTCGCCTTTGCCATCGGTATATTCAACCGCCGCAAAATTGCGGGCGTTAAATTCTGGCGAGCAATCCAGCGATTTAATGCGCTTCAAAACGTCATCGTGACGCTTGCCAAAATGCTCGGCAATTTTCAGGGACGTGGTTTTGATTTGTCCGTTGATGACTTCAACATATGGACGGAATTGTGGCGTGACTTGGGTGATCATGGTTAACTCCTGAGTTGTGGATTAAATCCACCGACAGCAGCTACCAAACAACTGGCGGTGAACGTACCGGATTGGTAGACAGGACTCAGGGACCTGCGAGCCTCGCGGCTCTCCGATACGCCCACCATAACAGAGGTCGTAAAAAAAGCCGTGCGCCATGATTGGCACAAAGCTTTTGTGCCTGAGATTCGGTCTACCAAACCGACCGCCCAATATGGGGCAGCGCGGAAAGGATAGACCGGGCAGGCGGCGCTGTCAATCATGACTTAATGCCGCTCAGCTTCTCTAATAAATCAACATTGCTGCGAGCGCCTTTAGTTAATTCATCAAAATCGTCGAGCGCTTCGCTCAATAAGGCCAGCACCATATCCTTGTTATCCCGAGAGCCATCGAGATACTCTTTTGCATACTTCATTGCCGTTACCGCCATTGAGTAATTAATAATTAACTCATCCATGGCTAATCTCAGTACCAATACGGCTTGAATTATT